AATGAGTATGAATATACCTATACTTTCCTGCGACCAGTTCATCTAACGCATTAACTTCGTGCGTATCTTTGTAATAAGAGTCGTGATTGCCTTGTATAATGTGAGTTTCAATTCCTCTCTCCTCTAGTGGCTCAAAGAAATCTTCCCGCAATCTTTTGGCGGACATAAAGTTCACATACTTGCGCCGATCATAGATATCACCAAGATGGATGACATGCTTGATGTTGTTAGCGTCAATATAATCAAAGAACCACTTCCAACATTTCTTTTGATAAGCCTGAAAAGCAGGATTATCATTTCTGACACCAGCATGTGTGTCAGTGGGCATCGCAATCTTTACCATCGTTTAATCCATTCCAAAAAGTCTATAATCAAATTCTTCGATACAGTATATACCATAAAAATGATTTCGTCAATCGTTTTGGGTAGCCATTTTATAGGTTTCAATTTCCGACTCTCTTATCCATCCGAGATCAGCCATTCGCCTCATTATCTTTTCTTTGTCTTGTGGATTGATAGGAACTGGTTCTACAATCTTATCGCAAAACCATTCTATGTTCTGATCAACCTCTTTGACGAAATCATCTAGATCCATGTTATTTACCCTTCTTATATACGGGTCGTTTCATGGTACCCATTTCCATATCATAGTCTAGTATAGCTTTCTCACAGGCACGCCTAATGGTTTCTAATCGCATACGATAGTTACCACGAACATGGACCCGTTCTTTCTTATCATTCAGATTCGTTATGAGTGTCTGCACCTGAAATGGTACCTCGAATTGTGTCTCTTCCTTCATCTTCATCTCCTACAAATTTCTCTAAGCCTTCTTTGGCGAGTTTTCTTTTTTCCTTTTTAACAAGTTCCCTCGCTTCAAAATTTTTGATGAACTCGTTTAGATTATCATACATTGTAGTAGAAATCAAGTGATTATCGTCACTATCTATCATAAGATCAGCATCATTTGTATATAAAACACTTTCTTGAAATCTCTTATATATTATATATCTATTCTTTTCTTCCTTGGAGATACGTCTGTGGAATGCATAGTATATTATTTGTGTGAAGTAAGCGAAAGGATTTTGACTGATTTCAGGATTGAAGTTGTCAAAGTAAAGGAAGCAATTCTCTAGAGCATCCGATTTCATTTCATCAATGAAAGAGTAATTCATGAACCTAGGCTTACGTGCCAAGTTCTCACAAATAAGCCAAATACATTTGCCACAATATTCAGTTACACGTGGCTTGTCAAGACCAGCGGTCTTTGCGTCTGCACATCTTTTTTTATAATCCATAATGTCTTCCAAAAACTTTTGATTATCTACGTAGTGATTCTTTTTCTTTGACATTTCTACACTTTCTTTCAAAAAAGGGCTTGACAAGGTTTTTAACTTTTGGTATAATGTGCTTCGCAGTCAACCAATATTAAAGACTGCTATACAAAATGCAACTACGAGCGAAGCGAGTGTGTTGCGAAGCAACACTACTTAGCAGTAGGAAAAGCTGGAGCAGTTAGCAACACAAGTTTATCCATCTGCTTTTTAAGCACAGGTCCACGATTCGGCCACTTGATGATAGGTTGATCGGAATTCTTTGCCAAGTTTTCCAATAGTGGTAGATAAATCTTTCTCACAGCTTCCAATCTTTTCTTTAAGTCGGTGATTTCATCTGAAACAGGTGCAATCGCTTCTGCTACTATATCATCTTCGTTGCCAAATGTAAACCCAAAATCGTCGGTCAAATCAGCGTCATCAAATGTTAGATATGGATTAGTTTCTGTTGCCATTAGTGATATGTCCTAATCTTTGCTAGTTGTTGTAATGCTTCTACTACAGTTTCTTCTACTTCTTGTTGTTCTGATTCCGGAGATGTTTCCTCTATCTTTTGTGTTAATGTATCTATATTATTCCAGTAATAATGATTCATTTGTTCTGATACATTACTAACCAACATAACATCTTCCGAATGAATCATAAACTCTTGATGATCGCATATCTTAGTGAACACCCAAGGTATAAATGATACAGAAAGATAACCGTGATGTGAGGATTCTGTATATATTACTTTTAATGGATTACATAACATATAGATAATACCATCTTCATCTTCCATTTCAACAGTTTCGGCTACAATGTCATCACCATTCTGTAAGCGAATAAACTTTGCTACAGGATATTCCTCTTTTTCCATCACTTCACCATACTTATTTTATAGATTTTGAACTTGAACTTTTCTTCATTATAGGTTTTAATTCTTTCAAAGAAATGTTTAAGGGTAAAGTTCTCTCTGGACTTCCAGCTAAAGTCGTCGGCAATGTCATAAAGGGTGGCGGATTTCTTTGTGTCACTAATCCTAAGACCTCTACCGATTGATTGTAGGTTACGAATCTTGGACTTGGAAGGAGATGCAAAGACCACATTATCGAGGGCCACAATGTTAGTACCAGTGCTAAGAACACCAACGGACCCAACAATAATGGCAGATTGCTCGCTCTCAACAATTTTACGAATTTGCTCTCGATCTTCAACGTCTGTTCCTCCATGAATGAAAAATACTTTGTGGTCTTTTGCTTTCTTATTTAGCATGTCGTATAGGACCTTGCCATGCTTATCAACATAGTTAAACAGCAACAAAGTATTGCCTTCTAAAGACAATGTTAGATTACATATGAACTTGTTTCTTTCAGAATTAGAAATGATATATTCAATCTCGTCCTGATATGACGCAGACTTCATATACTTACATTCTTCCTCACTATACTTTAGCAACAGACATTTGATTGTTAGTTCCGCTAGTTGCTTCTTCTTCATTAGTTCGGCTGATGTGGTGGCTCTATATATCTGTCCAAACAATCCCATCAATTGCCATTCATGTGACTTAGCACCAGATAGTGTTCCTGTAACACCTATTCTAAGCATTGCTCTGGTACATTTAGAAAGAATGTCAGTTAGAGCCTTTGCTTGTGCCTGATGAACTTCGTCACAGATAACATAGTCAAACTGCTGAAAAAACTCTTTAGGCATTCTCTGTAGTGATTGCCATGTTGAGATTGTGATAGGCTTGTTTGTGTCCTTATCTTTACCAGAATACACACGATGACAATACTTTTCCATATTCTTGCCATTCTTCACTGAGTAGTCTTCAAAGTCAGAATACATCTGTTCTACAAGAGCCGAACGAGGAACGATCAGTAGTCCTTTTTTACCACGCTTTAGGCAGTAGTTACATATAAGATATAGCAGCAAAGACTTGCCAGAGCCAGTGGGAGACAATATAATCCTTCTCCTAGACCGAATAGCATGAACGAATGCATCCAACTGATAGTCTCTGGGAGGATGTTTAGGATTGAGTGTATCAATAAATTCTTTCGCCTCTTCTATTGAAAATGAGTTGTCCAAGTCTTCGTCTTTATACTCATAGGTATATCCACGCTCTGTTGCCCACTTGATTACCTGTGGTGCTAGACCTCGATACAGTTTCTTGTCTAGTGGATTATACAATCTAATAAATCCATCCCAGAGTTTCTGCTTGTAAGAAGGAACAAACTGAAACCCTGGTGGACGAAACGAAAAAGCATCTCTAAGTTCCCATGCGACCGATTCGTCACATTGAACTTTGATATATGTTTCGTCGTGATTGTAGATTGTCAAATGAGTCATTATTTACCGGATGTGAGTTGTATATATTTTATATAATTCCCCAAGTCCCACGTTCTGGAGTTTAGTGATCTGAGAACATTCTCACAGTATGTCACTATTTCCTCATGAGCGATTTTCTTGAGCAACAGTTTATTTAGCTCTCTATCTGTCTCAAGTTTTCTTGAAATCTGTGGATTAGATAAGACATGCTGACATGGTTCCCAACCATATTCATCAAGGTCTTCCTTAGTTAGATGTCCTTGGTAATAATCTTCACGTAGTCCTTTCATCATTTTGTAATCTGTTTCCGTCTTTCTTACAAGATGACGATGATGGGACATAATGTTGAGATATTTACCATGAAGATGGGAAATCTTTAGCAGTTCTTTTTCCATAGATGTAGGATCAATAATGGAATCTTCTGACCACGATTTCATCAATATATCAATAGTCACCGGCGGTTTCATAATAAACTCCTATTCACAATAGAATTATATCACATCGATTATGGAAAGTCAAAGTCTTTCTATTTCAAAGTAATCGTATCGAAAGGTGAAGTCCGCCGTAGGAATGGAATCAGCATCAACTTTGGTGTCGAAACTGACAATTCCTATGGATGTTGGATGACAATTCCGAAACTTGATGCGAATGTTTGGATTATTAGAATTGGTATTAACAGTTAGATAACCATCAAAGTATAAAGGAACATACAGATCCCTTTTTGTCTTTTTAGGATACTCATCAAATGTCGTGGGTCTAGTAAGAGATTTTAGCCATCCATAAGTTTCTTCCCATACACGTAAGTCTTCATCCATCAATGCTGTAATAGTCAAAGCATCATATCTAAGTTTTTCACCGTGTCTATATGTAGAACTAAAAGGTGTAGGAACTTCTATTTCACTTGTAGAAACA